AACTCCTATTCCTAATGTTTCAAATGTTTCTTCTTGTGAATCATACAAAACAAGCATTATAACCACCTCTCACGATATGTGATTGTAACACTTGTTATTGTTGCTGGTAAAACTAGATCATTAGCACCTGGTTTTACATATGGAAAATCATCCAATTTTATTTTATCATTCTTTGATATTAAACCTGTATATGCTTCCATATTCTCGCAATCTAATGTTATTCCACTTTCTAAAAAATTAACACTTATACCATTTAATGATAGGATTCCTGTTCCAGTTACTGTAATTACTGGATTACTATTTTCTGTGCCATCAGCTATAAATGTATCACTTTCTGTTTTAGTAACTTCAACTTCATCACCAAATGCAACTGGCTCTAATTCGAAATTTAAGTTAAAATCTCTAATTTCTGTTAAACCTTTAAACCTTGTCCAATCAACTTGATTAGTATTTGTACATTTATAAACTCTACCAGGATTATCAGAAAATTCTATTTCACCAGAAGCTTTAAATAATTGCTTTAATGTATCCAATTTAGATACATCATATAATGTACATTTAATTTTAGCTGGTATAGGTAAAAAAGCACCTTTGTCAATATGCAAAATTCTATTGCTACCTTCTACTTGAATACTTTCAATATCTCTTTGAGGAAGGGTTATGGGAGATATTTCATTTACTATTATTCCAAGATCATCATATGAATCGTAGTTATTAAAAGTAAATTTTGGAAATCTATCCATATTATGCTACCTCCTTCTTCAATAAGTAATATAATTCCTCAGCTATTTCGTTTATATCTGATTCTTTTCTTACTTCCATCTTTTCTATAACAATGTTATTGTTGTATGTATATTGTTCAGGTGATTTTTCTTCTTTACTGTTTATCTTTTCAGAATAAATTTCATTTTCTTTTGCTGTTAATACACGTTCACCTTTATGTAATACTGCTGGCATTTCATCATAAGGTACAAAATCAATACCACTTCTTAATTTCTTTATTAATGCTAAATTTATTCCTTTTCCTCCAACACCTGGAACCCAATCTGGTATTTTTATTTTATTTAAGGCTTTTATGAATAAATTGATTCCATCAATAATTGCATTAATTGGAACTTTAACTACATTAAATATGCTACCAAATACTGTTTCAAATACACTAAGGACACCTTTTACTACTGGTGTCAAAGCTCGCAACGCTACAGATAATCCATTTGATATTAATGTAATTATATTTGTTAATACTGTTATAATTGGCATCAAAACCACATCAATAGCCCATGCTAACAAGTCTAGCAATGGTTCTAATAATGGTAGTAAAGCTTCTATTATTTGCATAAGTGGAGGTAATAAAGCTTCTACTATTTGCATAAGTGGAGGTAATAAAATTGTTATTAATTTAACAAATATTGGTAATACAATTTCAATAATTTCAGCTATTATTGGCATTAAATTATTTAAAATATCTACTAATATAGGAAAAATATCCTCTACCATTTGCATAAATATAGGAACGATTGTTTTAAGTGTCTGAGTTATAATAGGGGCTAATTTTCCTATTATATCTTTAATTGTAGGCATATATTCAATAACCATTTTTAATAAATCATTTAAAATTGGCATAAATGCACTTACTAAGTCATTTGTTAATGCTCCAACACTTTGTTTAACATCACTCATTAAATCGCCAAATTCAACGCCTGCATTCACTGCATCCTCGCTCATAATCAGTCCAAGATCATTAGCTCTTTGAATTAAATCATCATAGCTTTCTGTACTTTGCTCGATTAATGGAGACATTTGATATGCCACTGAATCGCCAAACAATTCAGATGCTTTAGCTGCTCTTTCTTCTGCAGTTGTAAGCGACATTATTTGTTTCATTGCATCTTGCATATTAATATCTGTACCTTCAAGCTTTTTAGCCGCTTTTTCCATTACAGACATTTCTACACCGCATTGTCCAGCAGCATATTTTAATTCCTGGAATGTTTTCGTATCAATTCCCATACGAATACTTGCTTTATCAATTTCATCAGCTGCCTGAGCTGTATTATTTGCCATTGCAAGTGCGCCAGATACAACAGCAGTTGTTGCACCAGCTACAGCAGTTCCGACAGCTACAACTTTTTTGGATACCTCAGCAAAACCTTCAGCAAATGTTTTACTACTTTTTTTACCTTTTTCTGTTGTTTCTTCTATTTTTTTATTTGCATCTTCGTTTTCTACAAATATATTTCCATACAAACTAAAAATACTTGCCATAGTTTTAACCTCCTAATCCATAATCTTTCATTATTTCTTCTGCACTTCTCATATGACGATTATAAGTACCTATTTTTGTCTTATTTTCTATCTGATCAAATATCATTGATATTAATCTAGGAATTTGATTTTCTTTATCTACAGCACATTGCAAACAATCAACACATAATTCCCAATCTTTATCATAAAAATACTCAATTCCACCATAATACTTATAAAATAATCGTAGGACTGTCGGTGTCCCTAACCCTACGATAAGTTTAAAAAATCTTTTAGTTTATCAATTTGAAGTAAATCTTTAACAAAAGTTATTACATCTTCTTCTTCAGCTTCTTCTTTTGATATATTTTTTACTTGTGAAATTAATTCTATAATTTCATCCTCTGCTTTGTATAAATTATCAATTATTAAAGATAGTAATTTTTTAACAAGAACTTCTTGATCTTGTTTTTCGTTTCCAGTATCAACATTTAAATCTAACAGTAAAGTTGATATTCCCATTTTATTAATTATTAATGATATTTTGCTTAATGTTCTCGTATTAATTTTTAATTTTTCCATAAAAAATCCTTTCTAATTGCTCCCCTTTTTTAAGATAAGAACTTATTCTTACATTAAAAAAAGAGAGCAATTTCTCATTATCTCTCTTTATTGTGCTAATGGATTAGATGCAGATTCAGTGATTGACCAAATACATTCTTCTGTACTATCTGTACAATCATAATGTCCTATAAACTCTAATGAATGTTCATTTTCGGCTTTAGATACACCTTTATAAGTAAATGCACCTTCATGCATTGCATTTTTTACTTTTATGATTTTGAATGTACCATCAATCATCTTAGTGATTACTGCAACGTTTGTTAAATATGCACCATTATCAATTTTACCAAAATTACCAGGTGTAATTGTACCAGTTGATGCATTTACTGTTGCATTTGGAATAGCAAGCGCTAAGTTTTCTAATGAACAACATAGAGTTGATATTTTTAATGAAACATCTTCACCATCTTTTACTTGTAATCCTTTTGTTTTACCTTTTCTTCCATCAAATTCAATATCTCTTATTGATGGTGTTGCAGTGAACTCAGCTCCACCTCTACATGGTCCTAATACTTTTTCACCTGATACTCCATAGTTTACTACTACAATTCCTTCATCTATTTGAATTTTAGCAATATCGTTTGAAGATAAATTTTTTAACATAATTTGCCCTCCTTAAAATATTCTTGCAACGAACGAAATCCTACGATAAGTAAAATCCTGTTCGTTTTGTTTAATTAACAATTGACTATCATATCCTATATGAAAGCCCATAATACTATTTTGATAGTTATATCCATCTAATGATTCTCTTAATTTATCACACAATTTTTCTATATTTACATTTGTTATTTCATTTACATATATTTCGATATCAAACATACATTGAATACCATATGCAAGTGGTGTTGTTGATATAGTTGGAACAACACCATAAGGAAATTTAGCATTATTTGGAGCTTCTTCATAATATACAGGCATAACTGTATTTAATTTTTCCATTATTCTATCTAAAAACTCATTAATCAATTTCTTCATCTCCCCCAACATCAACATTCATACCTTGTTCCACTTGATATTCTGTTATTTTCTTAAATTCTTCTTCTACAATACTATTAATTTCTTCAATACTATCATATACAGTATTACGTAATAGATTTTTACTAGGCATACCAGGATGTTTTACTGTGTAGCCATATTCTACTCCTCTATAATCCTTTAATTTATATGAAAGATTGGCTGATTTATTTTGAACTTCTTTTGTAGAAATTTCATGTGGATTAATTCCAAACTCAAACCACCAAGGATTAACCCAATGTTTGATACCTTTTTTCTTCATTTGTTGTCTACTTCTATAGCCAACATCCAATTCTGGAATACCACTCTTTTTATCAAATGTAACTTTGGCGCACACTGATTTTTTTAAACTACCAGTTTTTACTGGTAATTTATTTTTTACAGTTTTATTTATTTCCTTACCAGCTTTCATTAAACCTTGTCTAGCAAGTTTTTTCATCAATTGTATACATTCTTTTGATGTATCTACAAATTGAACATCATTAGCCATTAAATATCTCCTAATGAACCAGTTGAATTGTCAATGATTGTTGAAGTCAATGTTAATTCAATAACATCTGCTTTTTGATAGGTTCTTAGTATCTTGTATATTTTATTATTATACTTTATATGTGAAATACCATTTAGATCCAAAAGTTTTGTTTCTAATTTTATTTCTGGTTTTAATCCTGCAGTTGCAGATTGATAAAATTCTGTTTGTCCTATACTTTTAACATTACAATAAATAAGACTTTCTGTATAAGATACAACTGGTCGATATTTACTATCTAATGTTATGTTTTCTTTTAACGCATAAGCGACATCCTTGAAATACATATATTACCCCTGATTATTTACTGGTGGATGTTCTTCTAAATAATATTTATTAGTTAAAAGAAATTTTTTATAGGATTCATACGAATTATAATATCGCTCTGCTTCTGCATTATCTAAACCAAAATTAGTTTTGCAATAAAGAATAATTGTTTGAACAATTAGATCATCTGTTTCAAGGATGTTAGAGGAGGCAATGCCTGACAATTCTAACTCTTTTTTGCAAGAATTTATTAATCCAGTAATTTCACTGTCATAAGCATTATTGCTTATTCTTAATGCCAACTTTACTTTATCTAACATTGCCTATTACCTCCTTTAGTTATGCCCAAATTTTAATGAATGCATCTTCTGCAGCTGGTTCACGATCAAATTCACAAACACCTAAATATTTGTAAGAATTTGTATCAATATCGAAGTCTGATTTAACTTCTATATCTTGACTTAGGTTACCAACATATTTTTTGAAATTACCTAGGAATGCAGTACCATTAGCAACTTTATCTGATAAGATTACTGGATATCCATATACATAATAATTATTTCCTTCAGCTCTTACTACATCAGTTTTAGCTTTATCTTGTAATCCCATGAAGTTGTTAAATAATGTTTTCTTAGACATAAGCATTTTAGCTCCTGCATCATAGAAACCATTTAACATTCCTACAGCACTTCTAACGTTAGCAGCTGTTAATCCTGTAGATGCATTATATTGAACTCCGTTAGTTCCATCTACATAAGATATAGCATTGATACCTTTAACTGCACCAGTTCCTGTACCATTAACGATTTCATTTTCTAATGCTGTAGCAATTGATGTAGCTAACATATTGATTAACCAATTTTCGAATGCTTCAATTGATTGATTTAACATACTAGCAGATACTTGAATTAATTTAGTAAATTCATATCCTCCTAGTGATACTTGAGTTAATACTGCAGTTGTATCAGCATTTATTCCTGTTGAATTTTCTTCATGATATCCTGCAGCTGCTCTAGTTGTTTCAACTGCAAATTTTAAATTGCCTTTTACATGAAATAATTCAATTTCATTTAATAATGGTACAATTTGAATTGCTTTTTCAAAGATTTTATCACTTGTTTCTGTAGGTATTGTAGCAGTTGTTGAAGTTGATAAAGCTCTTTGTTCTTCTTCTGTTAATTCCTTTCTCATTAATTTTTTAAAGTATGCACTTCTATAAACTTTTTCGTTATCCATATTTCTTTCCTCCCTTTCACTAGCTTCTTCTTTTATTGAAGCTGTATCTTTTCTTTCGATAACTTTTTTAAGAGTTTCAGCTCTTTTTTCTGCATTTGCAATGATGCTTCTTTTTTCATCTTCTAGTTCAGAAACTTTTTCTTCAAGTTTCTCAACTTGTTCTTCGGTTTCAGCTTCATCGACTTCGCTAGATACTTGATCTAACTGTGCATCGATTTCTTTAACCTCTGTTATTTCTTGATTTTCTAGCTCTTTGTTCATTATTTTTCTCCTTTCACTAGCTTAATCTTTTCTTGAAGTTGTTTTTTTCTTTCTTCAAGATGTTTTTGCTCTTTTAAACTATCCAGCTTCTTCTTTTCGTTATCCAACGTACTTAAAGCACGAGCATATATAGAAGTTGTTTCATAGAATGGAGTATCCACTACACTCACATCAAACAATCTATCTATCTTTAAAATTGTTCTGGTATCTGTATCTAGATTCCAGCTTTCTTCTTCTACTGTAAAAGCAAAAGACATTTTATCTAATAAACCAGCCTGAATCATTTTGTATACATCTCTGTTAGAAGTTGTATCTATTAATTCAGCTCTGATAAATAGCCCTACATCATCAATTCGTAGTGATAATGATTTATTTCTAGTTCTAGCTAAAATAAGATGTGAATCATCATGGTTGTACTTTAGAACTACATCTTTCATATTGCAGCCATCAAAGGCATTCTTATCTACTATTTCTGTAAATCCATGTGTTGCGGGACTATCAAACACAACAGCATAACCTTCAACAATCATCTTTCCTTCTTCTTCGGAACGTGTTTGTAAATCCTGACTAAAAAATCTTATTTCTTTTTTATCTTCCATTTTTAAATCTCCCTTCCGTTATAAATAAAAACAATACTGTCATCAGTATTGTTTCTTTTTAAATTTTCTAAATAAGCTTTTGTATGTATTCCTTCTACAATTACTTTATTCTTGATTTTTTTCTTCTGAGTTGATATTTCCTTCATCTGTGGATTCAGAATTTTCTGTTCCACTTTCTTCATCTTCTGTTCCATTATCGATCACATCCTTATCTAAATTATTAAATTCAGTATATTCTTTTCTAATATATCTCTTATCACCATCTTCAACGTGAGGTTGTCCCCAAACATCAAGCATTTGATTTAAAGTAAATATACCTCTATCAAATAACTGACACATATTTAACTTAGTTGTATTTCCTACATATAGTTTTGTGTTTCCTAATACAATACTAATACCTTTTTTTACATCTACTGGTTTTACAATCATAT